GGGCATAGCCGAGGATATGCAGCGCCTGCCCCTCAGTCGTACCGTCGCCGTTGGGCTGGTACTCCATTTGCGAGTGGGCAATAAAATGTCGGTTGTTGGCCAGCACGCCCTGCAGGTTCTGCGCGTAGTGCTGCTGCGTGGCGTCTTCGGTGTCGCCGGTGTTATTGCGCAGAAAACGATGATGGCCTTCAATCATGCTGAGTGCATTGTTCAGGCCGGTTTTCTGGCTGGCCGGGCGACGGCTATTAAGCGGAGACAGATGCATCGAACCAACTCCCATCAAAAAAGCCCAACCAACCGCCACCGTCTGACATGAATGTCAGCACGTCCCCCGCGCCCGCCTCGTAGGCCAGCACCGGCGGGCGCTTGCTTGACCAGTGAACGCTGGCCGGGAATGTGACCTTGTTCGCCCCGGTGCCTTGGCGCAGGCGAATCGTGAATGACCACATATAACCCGCAGGTACATCGGCATTCAGAAAGCTGAGAAGGCATTGCGGCTTATCCAGCGTCACGTCGAAGAACGACACGCCGTTGGTGTAGGCCACGTCCAAAGCCAGCGCGGCACCGGCTGACAAGATCGTCTGCTTGCGCGGCAGCAACAGGCCCCCGGTCAAGTCAGTGATCATCTTGGCCAGTGCCAGGAGCGTGGGGGACGGCCCGGAGCCGGTTTCAACAGTGGTATCCGCTGGCTTATTGACGATGTCGCTGGCCACTTGCGCCGCCGCTTCAAACATCTCAATGGCAGCGCGTTGGCGGTCGGTAAGCTCGCTCATGTAACCCTCATCAGGCCCGGTAAGGCGAAGTTGGCGAAGTAATGGAGGTCATTGGCCGACAGCTCCAGGTTGATCAGGTCGAGGTCGTCAGACCACAGTTCAGGTGAGGAAATAGTTACCTCATCACCCGAAGAAATACCGGCGCCGATGTAGTAGGTGCCGTCCGGGCTGAATGTGATGCTCAGGCCCACCAGATGCCGGCTGACCGGCTTGGTGTCGTTGATCATCCGTTCCAACTCGGCAATGGCCGTGTCGCTCAGGCCGCTGTCGAACAGGGCTAAGCTCATGGTGAACGTGCCGGGTACGCCCATCGGTTCCAGCTCGTGCCACTCGGTGATATCCAGAATGTCCGCGAACGGCTCGACTACCCGGCGCAACGCGCCCACGGTGCCTTTGCGCTTGTGAACCTCGAACGAATCCTTGGTCACCTTGCGCTTGATCGCCTCAGACCATTCCGGGTCCCAGCGGTCGACGCTGCGCTGGATAGCCAGCCACGGCAGCAGCGCAGCCGGGCAGTTCTCGACCGAGTGGACTTGGCGCAGCACGTTGGCCAACTCCACGTCACCCGTCGAAAGCTGCGCAAGCGCCTGTTCTAGCGGCGTGCGATTGGACGGCAGCAGGCTGGTATCACTCATCGGTGCCACCGATTCTTACGCTAGCCTTGGTGCAGTTGGCCGCTTGGTGATCGAGCACCACCACATCCTCCGCCGGGTGAATCAGCTCGACCCGCTGCACACGGGATACATGCAGCGCAGCATGGATGGCTGATTTACGGATATCCCGGCCTAGACGGCGCTGCGTGTTCATATAGCGCACCAGTGAAGCGTTGGCCTCGGCGAGACTCAGCTCCATTTCCGGGCCCGGATAGAGGTACAAGACCGCCTCGATTTCGTAGTCGATCAGTTCAGCCGACTGCACCAGAATCCGATCACCCACTGGCCGCACGTCTTCGTCACTGAGAGCGACCCGCACCTTTTCCAGCAAGTCCGCCGAGGCCTGACCGTTGCCCAGACGGCTCAAAATGCTGACCAGCACCGTGGCCGGGCTTGGGCTGCTGGCCCGGGCATCCGCCACCCGACCGTCCGCTGACAGCGCATGAAAGACATAGGCATCCCGGGGCCCCGCGATCGACATGCCCTCAAAGGCCAGCAACGTGCGCTCGACCAGAGAATCGTCCGACTCGTATTGCGCCTCGATTGGCGGCACTGCAGTGGGATCAGCCTCGACCACGGTCAGGCGTTTTACGTTGTAGTTGGCCGCCAGATGGTCCACGTCGCTGCCCCGGGCAAACGCCAACAGCAGCGCCTTGGCTGCATCGTTGATCCGCGCCCTTTCCATCATCTTGTCGTAGGCGCGTTTTTCCAGCAGCTTGACCACCGGATCAGACTCCAGCGCAGCCGACCAGTTTTTACCCATCAAGTCGCGGAACTCGGTCAGTGCCTCCTGATACAACGTCTCAAAATCCAGTGGTTCCAACACAGTCGGTGCCGGTAATCGGGACAGGTCCAGTGTGCTCATACAGTCACGTCCAATAGCTTGCTGTCGCCCAGATAGTTGCCCGACAGGCGAAAGGTGATACGCCCGCTCAGCACGGACACGACTTGAACCCGGGTCAGTTCCAGACGCGGCTCCCAGCGCTTCAGGGCGCGGGCAGCTTCGGCCTGTACGGCGCTTTTCCAGCCCTCAGAAACGGGCAGGTCGACAAAGCGGCGAATCGTGCTGCCGTACTCGGGCAGCATCAGCCGCGACCCCAGAGGCGTGGTTAAAATGTCTTCAATGGACTGCAGCAGGTGATCAAGGCCCGAGATAGGCTGCCCGGTGTGTCGGTCCATTCCGATCATGGGCTACTCCAGCAGGTGCTCTAAGTCGGGGTGTTTATCCAGAAAGGCCTGCGCTTCGGCATCTACCCCCTCGACGCGGTGAGCGCTGACAGCCAATGTGCGACCGCTGGGCATCACCAGGACGCGAGAGATAAAAGCTCGGTCGCGGTAAACGACCGGGCTGACAGACTTGTCGATCGAGACGGATTTGCTCGTCATCGTTTCCTCCAGGCAGAAAAAACCCGCATGCGGCGGGCTGGATTGGTTACATGTCGATGGGTCGGAGCTGACCATTCAGCGCCTGACTCATGGCCTTCCCGATAGCCTCGGGATCTCCGTCTGGGGCAATGTGCAGGTGTACATGTAAGGGCTGCGCTTTCACTTTGCGGACATAGCGGCCAAAACTCAGCTCTCGAGTTAGAGCTGCCGCAATGACCTTGCGCGATGTAGGCCCCTCAAGAATGCGTTCCCACGCCTGTCGCATGCGCACACTGTCGTAGGTCTGCGCAATTTGCCCTTCAATCAGGCGTGCAATTGACCCCACACACATGCCCTCGTCGGGCTTCTTGTCGTCGTCGGCCATACTTGCCTCAATGAGTGTGGTGGTTAGAGTTTCCGGTGGCATCGATCAACGCTCCATCGGTGCTGATATCCTCCGTTGCGTGTAACGCGCCTTTGATCAACACGTTCCCGTCGATCTCTACGTCCCCCTTGAGCAGCGAAGGACCGTCCAATGTGATGAGGCCGGACTTCACCAATATGGCGCTATCCGTAACGGTCGCCGATGAACCGTTGACCTTGATATCCACCGAACCAGTCGGCAGCACAATGCTGTAACTGTTGGCCTGCCAGTCGTAGGTCAGCGACCCGCCATCGTCGAACAGCCAGCGCTCGACGTGATCGCGGTCGTCCGGCGCAGGCCCGGCATCGCCAAACAAACCCGGCACAAAGGTGCCTTGTGATACGTCACCACTCGGGCTGAGCAAAGCGCCCTGCTCACCCATGCTGGGCACCCGCCAGTGCCGCGCCTTGCCCGCCGCCTGACTGTGCCAACGCACCCAGGCACTGACCCACTCCCCATCAGATACTCGGCACACAGGCGGCCTGGCAGTCAGATCCAAAGCGACCACATAGCAGGCCTTAACCACACCGGCGATCATACGGTCGTGCTCGGCCAGGGCGTGGCTCACGGGTCAACCTCATCGTCCACGCTGAACACCAGTGAACCGGGCTGCTCATCCGGCCACGGCCATTCCGTTTCACCCAAGTAAATCGTCTGGGTCCACTCCACCAACCACACGGTGTAACCATCCAGCTCCGGGCGGGTCCAGTCCTGGGTTGAGCGTTTGAACTCGGCAGGCTCTACTGCCAGGCCCCACGTCTGAGCGCGCAACAACACCGCCAGTTGCGTAGCCAGATGAATAGCCTGTTGGTAGTGCTGATCGCGGATAACGTCGACGATTACCCGAGCTTCAAAGGTGACGTTTAGAGTGCTTTCCCCGGTGCCGATATCGGTACTGGGCTCAATCTCGGCGATATCGAGAAAGACGGCTGGCAGCGGGATATGCTGTTCGATGTCAGGCCAGAAGCGGACCAACTGAACACCTGACAGGTTCTCCTGCAGATGCTGTTCAATGGTTTGATACAACAGGTCGAGGCTAAACGGCTGCTCAGACACGGCTTGTCCCCTTCAGGTATTTCTGCAGTTCAAAGTTCATTTCTTGCCTCAAGACATGCAGCAACTGCGCGTCAGCCTTGCGGCTCCAAGCTTCGAAGTGAGGTCGCACCGAGTCGAGCGAAATCTTGGCCTTGGCCAACGGGAAGCGATCGCTGTTTTCCCCGACAAAACCGGAGCTGGCCCCGGTCTGCGATGTGACTTCGCTGTCGGGATAGTCGGCCCGCGCAAAGTGTTTACTGGCGGTACGGATCCAGATATCAGTCTGGTTGCCGTACACCTTTTTGTAGAAGGCGCCACGATAGCGTCGACTGCCTACCGACACACCGGCCTTAGTCTGGCGTGGCCGCCCACTCCGACTGGCTTCCAGCGGGTTGATCCCGAACCAGAGCTTGCCACGAGCTTTCCCCCCGCCTTCCACTGGATAGCTGCGTAGACGCTGCCGCACCGCCTTGACAGCAATTTGCTCCTGCTTGCCCACGGCTCGAGAGATATGGGTGCTGAGCCATCTCAAAGTCTTATTGATCGCCCGGCGTTGCGCGTTGGCGGCCGCTTTGGGCACCTGCGTGGCCAAGTCCGCAAACGCTTTCATGTCCTCGGACGAGACCTGAATAGTGAACATCCCGCTACTGGCCCTGTTCTCACTAAAGCTGCCAATGCTCATGGGCGTTTCCTCAGGATCAACGACACCAAGCCGTCGCCGCTTGGCTCCAGCTGCAGCAGATCGTAGTCACCACCGCCGTCCAGATCGGGCAGATCGATGGTGACCAGCAACCCTTTGCTCAGTCCGTCCGAGTCCGCGACCCGCACCACAAAGTGCGGCTCGCGAAGGCCCGTATTGAGACGACCAATCTGCGGCTGTTTCCACGGTGCTGAGAACATCCCCAGCACCGGTTCGGCGCGACCTTCGATGCACGCGCTATCGCCCAGCACATCGAAAACCACGTTGTCGATATCGGCCACCAGATCACGAATGCCCACGATTACAGCTCCAGCAGGATCTGGGCGCGTGGACGGGTGCAGATATGCAACGGGTTGGACTGGGCTTCACCGACCATGCCCTTGTTGAAGGCCATTGGCTCGATCTTGCTGTAGTACGGGATGCCCTGGGTGTTGACCGTTTCCATGTAGTCGGCCGGGGCGAAGGCCGAGATATACAGGTCAGGGACGCCTTCGGGGACCAGCAGCGCTTTGTCGTCGTGGACGAAGGCAACGCTGGCGATCTTGCCGCGATAACGCTCCCAGACAATGCCGCCATATTCGAAACTCTCACGGGCATCACCCCGTAGAGCGGCGGCCTGGGCCGAGTTGAGATAAGTGTCCTTGATCTCCTTGAGACCCATCAATTTGTTCCAGAAGTTCTTGCCGCAGAATGCTCGGGCGCCAGTGCTGGTAACACTACCCAGAGCATCCTCCTGCAGATCCAACGCTTCGCCGCATTTAACGCGAAAGTCTGTGTTCGCGACGGTCAATCCCATCGACATTTTTTGCCGTTCAACGCCAAACCGCTCATAAAGATTGAGCAACACAGTTTTTCCGTCGGCATCGAGAATCAGGCCATTCAAGGCACCGGCACGCTGAAATTCGTGAGTCACGTCCAACTGACGGCGGGCCTTGAGCAAGCGCGCATTAACCACGTCCTGCACGGCTTGAAGCTCCGTGCGAGTGCCGAAGGCACGAATGCCCTGAATCTCGTCGGCTTTGATGGTGAAACGCTCAGGCAGGTGCACTGTGTTGAACGGGATCAAGGTGCGCTTGCTGGCACCCACGACCAGACCCGAAGTACCGCGCTCACCGGCCGGGACCAATGCCAGGGTGTCACCGTCTTTTTCGATCTGCACGGTCAGGGTGGTGATGCCCTCTTCACGGAACAAGCCAAGACTGCTCAGGCGGCCGGGCAGGTATTGCTGTTCGTTGATGGCGGCGGTCAGCGATGAAACAGAAAACGCTTCGTCGTCAAAGATGGCGATATCGGCCATTGGGGACTCTCCAGAATGTAAAAACCCCGCTCGATGGCGGGGTGCGATAAAGAGGCGGTCGGCTTAGCGCACGATCACAAAGTGTTCAGCCAGGGATTTTTCACCCTCTGGATCAAGCCCAGTCAAATGCGCCTCACTGACTTCAGCCAAGCGAACCACTGCACGACCACGGCGCACGATGTCGGACTCGCCCAGCGGGCCGAACAGAATGGCGACAGCGTGCTGACTGCCGTCTTCGGCGGTGGGCACGTAAGGCGCGAACTCGCCCGAGGCGGTCACCAGACCCAGCACTTGGCCCGGATACAGCGCCGGGCCAGCCGCAACATTGATCGCTTCACGAGAGATATTCCCAGCGCCTTCGGACAGTAGGAACTCACCCGCGTGCATCGGCTCTTTTTTAATGGTCATGCTTTTACCCCTGTCTGGGCGGCGCGACGGGCCGCATAAATGGCGTTGGTGTCAGGCTGTTTGGCCTGGGTTTTCGGCACCGGGTCATCGTTGATCGGCAGGCTGTTATCGATTTCAAAACCACCACCACTAACCAGCTTTTCGAACAGCCGACCGCGTACCGCTTCAGCACTGAGCCCGGCGGCGACAAACTCCTGGGTGAACTCCGGCAAACGCGCCGCCACGCACAGGTCGCGCACGGCCTTGGCGTTGGTCAGCGCGGCATTAACCGTGGCCTCATCGACCAGTTTGGTACTGGTGATCAGCGACTCGATCAGGTTACTTATCCCGGCCGTGTTGCAGCTTTGGGTGATCAGCAAGGCCAGCTTGGCCGAGTCCACGATGGGAGGTTTTTCGGGTTCAGGCGCAATGGGCTCCGGGGTCGGCTCAGGGGCTGGTTCAGGCGGTTCTTCCAGCTGTGCCAGCAATGCCTGCGGTGCGTGCTGGAACCGCTGTAGCGCACTGCCTTGACCCAAACAGGCTTTGACCGTGACGCCCTCACCCACCTCGTCGGCCAAACCCAGCGCGACTGCTTCGCTGGCCGTGAGCCAGGTTTCAGCATTGACCAGTCGCCGCAGCTCCACCTCATCAATGTTCGGCGCCTTGGACTTGTAGGCGGCGATAATGACTTCCGTGGCTTGGTCCAGCACAGCAGCGACCTTGCGCAGATTCTCAGCATC